GCACCCCCTCGGAAGGCAAAACCCTTCCCAAAAGTGACGGCCGCCCCTCCGGGCGGCCGGCCACACGCGTTGCAGCTGGCCGTATTACTACGGCCCTAAGTTGGCTGCTAGCTGTGTGGTACCATACCTACTTTGTAAGACTGTACGCCGTCTCGGGGGATCACTCCCCCTCGATAGTTTCCAGTCCCATAAGTAGCGCAAGCCAGTACTACCTCGGCGTCAAACACAGAAAATGGGGTTACCCTCATTCTCCAAGGTCTAAACGCTCTGATGTACCGGATACTGTTACGCGTTTTGGTAGTCCAGCGCGCAGGGTCATCCTCCCAGAAGACGATATCACCAAGGGCTTGTGGCCCACGGCAAGATCGCACGGCGGAAGGGACTTGGTCCTGCACGGTGAACCACGCCCGACGATTCAGCTCGAAGCCAAGTGCTCTGAGCCTAGCAGTCATGGCGTGTATCCCATTAGCGAACGGTATGAAGTCCTGAGGACCCATGGGCTGCTCTTTGAGGTAGAAACCCCTCACTGGTTGCCCAGCAAAGTAATCTCCACCACAGCTCTCACGGAAAGGAACATTCCCAACAAAAGATTTCTCTCTATTGAGTTTGAACCCACAAAACCTCAAGACCGGATCTACATTTGCAAACTGAGAGTCCTCGACGATGATGTCATCGCCGAAAACAAAGACGTCCCTGCCAAGAATGCCCGCTTTTCCGTTCATACGAACGACTGCGCAGCAAATCGCGGCGAATAAGAGCGTCTCCAGCTCGAAAGTAAACCCGTTACCCATACTAGAGAATTTCTCTAGATGCACCCAGTGGCCGTCAACAAGAGTAGCCTTCGAACGAAGGTCATCAAGCTGACTAAACCATAAGGGTGGCATGCATAACCTGACAAGGGTCGTGCATACGGTATCACTTGCATTTGAAAGATCGAGTGTGCAAAACTCGCGCGTGACTGATGAGTCACAGGCAACCCGCCTGTGTACATCCTGCGCCGCGTCTAGATCCCAACCAGCCGAACGCAATCTCTTGCGCA